GAGTGTCAGAGGGCGTAGAAGGCATTTTACAAAAGGCAGAAGGGTTTGATATAGAAAAGATTTTATTTTGCATAGGAAACGATGTATTGCATATTGACAACGTATATAACACAACGACTAAAGGTACAAGGCAAGACGTAGATGGTAAGTGGTGGCAACATTACGAAGTAGCTCTTAGCTTGTATGTAAGTTGTGTAGAGATGTTAAGAATGGTAGCACCAGTAGATTGTGTACACTCTATGAGTAATCACGACTATCAAAGTGGTTATCATCTTGCTAAATCTTTACAATCTTGGTTTAGACAAACTGATGATGTAACAGTTGAAGCAAATCCTAGTCATAGAAAATATTATAAGTATGGCTCTAATCTTATTGGGCTAGAGCATGGTGATGGTGCTAAGATGGATAGACTACCATTACTCATGGCACAAGAGAATCCTATTGATTGGTCACAAACAAAATATAGATATTGGTATTTACATCACTTACATCACAAAGTAAAACATAAATGGTTAGATGCAAAAGATTATATTGGTGTCACTGTAGAGTATCTTAGAAGTCCATCAGGTTCAGATAGTTGGCATAACAGAAAAGGTTTTGTTGGTGTACCAAAGGCAGTAGAAGGTTTTGTACATGAGAGAGAAACAGGACAGGTTGCAAGACTGGTTCATTATTTTTAGTTTTTATAGTGTATATAAAAAAAAGTTATATATTTGCAGTAATTATTAACTAAACAAATATATATTATGAAAAACTTTATAAAAAAAAGAGCCGGATTTATAGAAATTAACGATAATACACCCTCAGACCTTACGCATGAGTTGTGCTTTGCTGGAGAATTATATCATAAAAAGAAAGAAGTGATTGAATTTGACGGTAAAGAATACACATTGGCTGTAGGAGAGGAAGATTGCGAATTGAACAATTTTACAAGTTCAGGTATGTGGGAGATTGATGACTGGGGTTCTAAATAACAAAAACAAAAACTATGAATTTATTTACAAACGAAAAACAAACAACAATGAGTAGAAGAAACTACAAACAAGAAGATAAAGTAGAGCTTAAAGAAACAAGAGCCGAAACTTTAAATAGATTATATAAAGAAAATAATCTAACAGCAGAGGATGTCTATAAAGACTCTAGAGGATTTGCCATTATTACAAGAACAGGAATCGATAAGATTGTTTCTAAGCAAAACATAACAGTAGCTTATGAACCAGTTATTATGGAGAAAGACTGGGTTGTTTTAAAAGCAATAGCAAGTATGAAAGAAGGTAAAACAGGTCTTAGAAGCATGATGAGCTTTGGAGAAGCGTCTGACACTAATCTTATGGGTGGTGGTAAGAAGTTTCCTGTAGCTATGGCAGAGAAGAGAGCAATGTCAAGAGTAGTTCTTAAGATTGCAGGATTCTATGAGCAAGGAGTGTTTGGACAAGATGAGATAGTAGATTAAATGAATGAGGATGACTTTATAGACTCTTTGTTTGATGGTAAACCTGTAAAGGCAACAGATAAGCAATTACAAATAATTGAAACGCTGTTACCATATACATCATTAGATTTACAAATGCGTTCAGAAGTAATAAATAATTTAGAAAACATGACTGAGATAGAAGCTGAGTCATTATTACAGTTTATCGATGAGCATAGAGTCTATTTAGATCCTCAAGAAGAATATAAAAAATTAAAAGATAATGGGGCGTTTGACAGTTAACATATATAGAACAATGGCTAAAGGTTTTGTTTACATGGTTTGGAATGGTCAACATTTCATTGGTGAGATAGATAATCATAATCTTAAAAAATTACTTACTGAAGAAGAGTATTCAAGAGTTGCCAACAACACTAAAACAAAATTTTTGCTTGATGTAGATAAACTACAAAAATATGTTAAACAACCTAAATATAAATACTAAATAAAAAACTATGACAAAAAAATATGATTTACATAAAATAAGAGAAGCACGAAATGAATTTGAAGCAATGCTTAGAATTAAAGGCATATCTGCACGAACCTTTGCGAAACTGCTCGGTGTGGCAGAAATCACAAGTGCAAAGTATATAAATGATCCAACTTTACTTAGATATACACATATGGATAGCATTGCTATTTATTGTAATATGTCTGTAAAAGATATAGTAGATTTAATTGAATATGATCTTGTAAGTGATGCAGAAAGATTTGATTAATTATTTTATTTTAGAATGTAAACAAAAACAAGAAATGAAAAATCTGTATCAAAGTAATGTAAAAAACATGAATACATATTTTAGAACATCTTTTGTAAAAGAAGAAACAAATATGTACTTAGGTATAACTACACCTTTTTATAATACTAAGGCAGATAGATTAGCTAACAAAAAAATTAATAACAATGAAAAAAGAAAAAAACTACATTGCTAGTAGTATAAAAAAAGTCACAACACAGTATGGGGATTTGTTTAATGCTAACATAAAACTAGATGACCTAAAAAAAATAGAAAAGAAGGGTTGGGTTAGTATTACAATAGCAGAACGTAGAGAGCCATCTGAGAAGGGTGCTACACATTATGCATACGAAAACACATATGAACCAAAAGATCCTGTAGAAAAATTAGTACAAGACAATCAAGATGACTTACCATTCTAAACCATCATATTATTCTATACTTCCAGCAGAGGTTAGGTATGACAGTAATCTTACTGCAAACGCAAAATTATTGTATAGTGAGATTACTGCTCTAACTAATGCTAATGGTTATTGTTACGCAACTAATGGTTACTTTGCAAATCTATATGGTAAGTCAAAAGTTACTGTATCTAAATGGGTAAGAGAACTTGCAGAAAACAATTATATTTCTGTAGAGTTTACATACAAAGAGGGTACTAAAGAAATCGATAATAGGTATATAACAATTCTTAAAGGGGGTATTAAAGAAAAGTTAAATACCCTATTAAAGAAAACTTTAAAGAATAATAATACAAGTAATAATACTACAAGTATAATAAAAGAAAAAATATATAAAAAAGAAAAATTTGTAAAGCCAACGATTAGTGAAATAAAAGAATATTGTAAAGAAAGAAACAATGGTATAGACGCAGAAAACTTCTTTGCTTTTTATGAAGCAAGAGGTTGGATGATTGGTCGAAACAAAATGAAGAACTGGAAAATGTGTATGATCACTTGGGAAAAAAACAATAAAACAAATACAAGTATGTCAAAAATAGACATACAGCTAAACGAATACAATAAAGGAAAACAATTATTATGAAAGAAAAATTATATGATATAATCGCAAGAACATCAATTGAATTAGGATTAAAGACTGATGGTAAGACATTAGCAGTTCTTACAAAGACTTTTGCGTTTGATTTGGAAACAGATAAAAGATTTAAAAGATTGACAATAGAAGATGTTGACACTGCATTCAGACTCGGTGTAAGACTAGATGAAAAAGATAGTTTTTTAAATATAAGAACTTTTTACAGGTGGTGTTTAACACATAAGAAGAGGTTACAAGATGCTTATTATGAGGTTCATACGTTAGGAGCAGATCCAAACAAAGTACCTTATTATAAGAAAAATTTATTAACTTTATAAAATTAATTTAAGTATGTTGATGATGTTTTTATTACTTCTTGGTATAGGTTTTTTAACCATAGTAGGTATATGTATGGTAGAAATACTTATACAAAAGAGTGAGAATGAAAAGTTAGCAGAGAATATAGATAAGGTAGAACCAAAGCACAAAACAATTACAGGTGCGTTATACAGAGATAGAAGAGATGACAAAAAAAATTCCTGATTATTACATAGGCAAGTATCATAAGTATGAAGCAAGAAAAGTCATAGAAGATTTTGACTTGTCTTATAATTTAGGTACTGCTACAAGTTACATATTGCGTTGTTCCAGAAAGCATGGTAGTCCAGTAGATTGTATTAGAAAAGCCATAGCACACTTAGAATTTGAATTAGATAAAATAGAAATTACAAATGAGCAAAATTGGAAAAATAAAAACTTCTGACAGAAAAGATCATAGGGGTGGTGGATATAGTAGAAGAAAGTTTACTGACAGCGAAGCCAAACTTATAAGACAAGAATATGAGGAGGGGGCAGGGGGTACTGTTACGCAGATGGCTAAAAGATACAATGTATCACAACCTCTTATGTATCAGCTACTTAATTACGTCACCTACAATGAATAAAGAAGCTAGAGTTCAGTCAGCATTTTGCGACTACTTAAAACTAGCTTATCCTAAAGTAAGATACTGTGCAAGTCTTGGTGGTATCAGAACATCAATGAAACAAGCAATATTAGCTAAGAGAACTGGTTACGTTAAGGGTTTTCCAGACTTACAAATACTTAAAGTAAATAAACAATATGCAGGTTGTTTTTTAGAAATTAAGGCAGATAAAAAATCTTATCCAACCAAAGAACAGAAAGAGTGGGTAGCATTTTTAAATGAAGAAGGTTACTTTGCAAAAGTTGTCAAAGGTTTGGATGAGTGCATTGAAACTGCTGAGTGGTATTTAAAACTGCCGTGAAACTGCTGTGAAACTGCTGGAGATTTTCTAGAGTGGAGTACGGAGCCTGATTAATTCTGTAAGTCTCCTACCACTCATGACAAATTGTCTATAACTTTTTTTATAATTTATATAAGTTTGTTTAGTATTTATTTATTATATTTGCATATAACCTTAAAATAAAAACAAAATGACAAATAATGAATATTTAAAAATGGCTGAAAAAGTAATAAATGATTCACATAAAAAAGAAGTAAAAAGAATCAATAAAAAAGTTGATATAGAAAATAAAATAAACACATATATAGATTGGTTTTTTGATGAGTGTGGTGATCCTAGAGATGAGTTAAGATATTTAATGCAATTAATATTAGATAGTGAAGGTAAGGCAAAAGAGGATTTACTAGACGTTTTATCTTATTATACAATAAGTTACTAATATGGATTACGATAACTATAAACTATCCTTAGAGGATAACGAACCATATGTCAGTAAATGTTGTGGATCAGAAGCATATGAAGTGTATGATTCTAAGTATGAAGAATATAAAACAATATGCGATAAGTGTAATTCATATTGCGATATATTATTACATTATGAATATGAATCATTTAGAGTTGAACAAATAGCTGATGAAATGTATGAAGAAAATAAACTTAATAACTAAACATAAATAAAAAGATGACTAAAAAAGAATTACAAATTAAAATAAAAGAATTAGAAATTAAATTATCAAATTATAAAGAAGCATTATTTCATGTCAAAGTGCTAATGCCTGAAACATATAACGATTTAAAGAATAGCTCTTTCTTTTTAATAGTAAATAATTTTGGCAGACCATTAACTTAAACATTAACTAAAAACAAAAACAAATGAAAACAAAAACAAATAACAATTTTGACAGTAGACTCAGAGATTTAATGGGTACTGCTGACTTTGAACAAGCAATAAAAGATACTGAGTTCGCAATAGATTTTGGTGGCTTTTATGAATCTATACATACTGAATATATTGATACATATATTGACGATCTAAATATAAATTGGGAATATGTAGATTATAAAAAAACATATGAGAATTATTCAAAGTGTTTTGTAGATTATCTTAACTTTTCACTTAACATGAAATTAAAATACGTTGAGTTAGATAGTCCAAAATATTATAATTATAGAAATGATAAAATTATTGTAAGTATTAATGAAATTGATAAGTATAATCTAATTCAAAAGTACAGAAACGATAATGAGTTTGTTGAGTGGGTTAACGAAGCTAGTGCAAGTAAATCAGGTTTTATTTCTTTTTGCAGTGGTATAGATAATTTGATCAATGAACAAGAACTACTATTGGAATACATATTTACTTATATATTATGGAATGAGGAAGAATATGAATTTGTATTACAGGATATAAATTCAATAGATTTTCATATGGATAATATTGAAGTAGTAATACAAAAAGATAAGTTATGAGTAGAGGTCAATTACCAATGTCAAATTTTAGTAATACTTACTTGACAGTACTACTAATTATAGCTATTTGTTTTAGTGGGTGTTTACAATAGATTATAGGGGCGTAGGGGGGCATAGGGGGGTACTAGGGGGGGGGTGGTATAAATAAAAATAATAATAACTTAAATTAAATAAAAACAATGAAAACAATAAAGATAAGTACAGACGAAGCAAAGGAGTTAATACATGATTATAGAAATCAGATATTTACTTGTAAGTTTGTTAAAAAGGATGGATCGCATCGTATAATGAATGCAAGATTAGGAGTAAAGAAGGGAGTTAAAGGAGTAGGATTAAATTATAATCCTAATGATTATAATCATATTATAGCTTATGATTTAAAAAATGATGGATTTAGGACGATTAATATAAATACTTTATTATATTTGCGAACTAACAAGAAGAAGTACACAATCGTGTAGTTCAGTTAATTTTCATAACACGTTTTAAAAAGTGTGGGATTAATTTCCTGCACTTTTTTTTTGTTGCAATTGCTTTACGAAACTGCACGAAACTGCACGAAACTGCTCCGAAACTGCTATGGAACTGCACGAGATCTGTTGTCAGACCACCCCTGATAACCTTTGTAACCTATTGATTAATAAATATGTAACGCCAAATTGTCAGATAAAAAAACTTTAATTTGTTGTATAAAATTGAAATTCTTTTTATATTTGTATCGCAATAATGCACAAAACAAAAACAAAAACAAAATGAACTTAAAAAAATTTTATACAAAAAATTACTCTAATGATAATTATGGTAAACAAATAAATCCTTTGTCTACCTTTGTGGGCTTATTAGATAAACTACATAAAGGACACAATATTTATGATTATATTGGCATCAGTGATAGCTGTATTAGAGAGAGACTTTTTCTAGAGCTTGCAAATATACTAATAACTGACTACGATTATATTTATAAACTTTGGATTGATAAAGGTAGTTTATTTGCTAAACAAAAAAATGAATATTTACAAAAACAAAACCAAAAATGAAAGATTACACAATTACAGAATTCACAAAGTTAGTAAACACTCTTTGTCTATATTCATCAAATATCAACTACTATTTATTAGAAGAAGAAAAAAACAATTTTGAAGAGTGGTTATTTACAGAAAAAAACATCGGTGCAAATTTCTCAGATGTAATGACAGATGAAGAGTGGCAAAAGTTCATAGATGTATTAATACAAAATGAAACAATAAATATTAAAGACCATATCTATCTCTCACTTAGAGAAAGCGAAAAAATAATAAATCAATTAATGAATAAAATTAATTTATAAAATTTAACTATATTTACATAACTAAACAAAAAACAAAATTATGAAAACTACAAAACGAATACAAAATTTATCTTTAGCAATGGCTAAAGAAGATGTAAAAAAGTCTAGTTTCTGGACAGAAAAAGACCTTGACCAGCTTACAAAGTGGAACGCCGAAACACTAACAAAGATTAAAAATGCTTTGTTGAATGGTAGATTTTATGCAAGTGTTCAAAGTGTTTCTAGATCTGGAATGAGTCGCACAATAAAACTAGGTTACATTTATAAAAACAAATTGCACATAATTAGAGATAAGCAAATTTTATCAATGGCAGGTTGTAACGCTAAAGGCTCAATTTCTGGTTGTGGGATGGATATGCTTTTTCAGGCTCAATATATTTTATTTCAAAATTTACATGGCAATTATAAAAAAGCTAATTATCAAAAAAGAATGAAACAATACAACAATTTTTAATTAACCAAACATATAACAAAGGAGAGGGTTAACGCCCTCTTTTTTTTTGTCTAGTAGTCAACTATTAATTAATATTTTAAACACTTTAAACGCTTTTAAAAGTGCTTTAAATAGTTTGTTAATTAGTTTAGTTAGTTTTATATTATGGTGTTATATGAT